AGCCACGATGAGATGAAGATCATCGTATTCATCATGGTGTTCATCTACCCAGACCGTCCACTAGAGATGGAATACGCTTTTGTGAGAGAATGTCCCAGTGCTGAGAAGGTGCAGGAATACCTGTCGCAACACCCTGCCAGAAATGAGGCTATGGCTATCCAGCCAGCCTGTCAGATGATTGACCTCGGCAACGCCCTCTAAAAAAACTTAAAAATAATTTACTTTTCTGCTTGATTTATGTGATAGGTTAAATTAGATTTAACTTATCGGAAGTAAATTAAAGGGAGAAACCGATGATTATGACTAAGATCGAAATCGAGCAAAAATTCACATATATGTCCACTGAGCCATATACAGGCCGCATCAGTGCTGATGGCGATTATGCTCTTTATGATTGCGTCAAGTGCAATAGCACAGGCCGTGTATGCGCTAGAATACAGCGCAGTAATTCAGATGACACTTGCTATGATTGCAAGGGCATTGGCTATTTGCGTGACAAGCTATACAACAGCAAACAAGTTGCCGCTCAGATTAAGCGTTATCAGAGTCAAGAAAAAAAGCGCATTGAAGCCGCGCATATTCGCTCTGAGATTAATGCGTTGCACAGCATTAAGCAAAAGGTTCGTGAGGGCTTGTATAAGATTGAGCGCATTAGAATAGCTAAAGCCAGCGACTTTATTGGTTCTGTCGGTGATCGTATTGAGCGTGATGTCACTCTGACATTTACGCACAGTTTTGATGGCTTTTATGGCACGACTTGGATCAACTCAATGATTGATGCTGACGGCAATGTGATTGTCTACAAGGGTGGTAATCGCCTTGGGCAGAAGGGTGACACGTTCACCATCAAAGGCACAGTAAAGGAACACGCTGTGTACAAAGAAACCAAACAGACGGTTATTAACCGTCCTAAGAGGGGGTAATTATGATAACCAAAGACAACATCAAATCAAAGTATCGTTGGCTCGACTTAGACGATCTTGATTACAAGTATATCCAGTGGAGCAACCACCTTGGGCGTGGCACGATATCTGCTGGTGATTTTAGCCAGTTCCAAGAGGCGTGGGTTGAGCTAATGAATGAAAATATGACCGCTATTGATAGCGGCGCAGAACCATTAACAAGGGAGATGTTATAATGATGACAAGTAAGTGTGCAGGGTGCGATCAACACAATGCGGTGATCTATGACGATGAGGATATGTATTGTCATGATTGTTATAACGATAAGCGTGAGATAGAGGAGAATGACGATGAGCAAGCAAATCATCTTTATCAGTAAAGACTACCAGATCGAGGCTGACCACCCGAACTACACCCTACAAACATTTGTTGGCGGTAAAAAGGGCTGGCGCAACATAGGCTTCTATTCGTCTGTTAAGAGCGCAATTAAAAAGTTTATCGAGTTAAACCCACTGGATGAGAAAGAGATGACGCTGGTTGAGTATGCAGATCGCGTCATGGCATCCGCAGAGGGCGTTGTTGAGAGGGGGATCAAGTAATGGGCATTGTAATGACGCCGGAAGAAAACAAGGCGCACATCAGGATCAGAAGCATCACGATTGATATTGAAGGCTGGGAAGAAGAAAAGAGCCTGAGAGTGATGGATTTGGCTCAAGAGATTATAGAGTCGCACAATTTAACCCATGCTGACCTAGATATCATTGAGGGGCGTGGCAACAATGAAACCGCAGACGAAAAAGAACTCATACAATCTATGAGGGATTGGCTGAACGGTAAATATGAAACAGGAGAATAAAATGGCTAGAGTTATGATGAATGTAATACTGGGTGGCTTTGCGGCATTGTACTGTCTTAGCTGGACTAACATCCTGCATCCTACCTACAACTTTTGGGGCTTGCTTTATTTGTTTGGAAACCTATAATATAGACAGGTTTTTCCTCCCAGCCTGTGTCCTCCTAACGCGCACAGGCACTTAACCCAGTGGCTTACCTTTCGGCCACTGGGTCTTTTTCTGCCTACTTTTTGCTGTAATATTTGCTAACGGCGCGGTTGCCGAACCAGAACGACATAATAGCGGCAAACAACCCCTGCGTCTCAGGTGACCACATTAGCTCGACTGCATCCTTCCAATCGCCGCCGGATTCCATCACCTTCAGCATGATGACCACCTCAACGCAGACAAACATTATGAAGAAGGCATAAGTAATAACAGGGCGCACACTGCCGCGCAGAGCGTTGACAAATCCCCCAGCGTCAATAGATCGGTCATGTTGATAGATACCCTTTGTCTCAGCGATGTCAGCCTCAGCGTCAAGCTCTTTTAGCTTGAGCTTAGACCGTGTTTCCATCAACTCAGCCTCTAGCCGCATCTCATCTAGCTTTTGCTTGTGTTCCTGACCTGCCCGAAAGTAAGCCAGCACCTCTGGCAAGAACGATGTTCCGAACCCTAACAGACTACCTAGTAGTGTCATCATTTTTACTGCTCCTGTTTCCGACAGCGAAGTAAGTGCCTACCAAGCCGGATAGGGCTAGGTATTGCGCCATGAGAATAGACTCAGCCTTTGCCATGCGCTCTGGGTCAATGATGGTGGCGATAGTACACACTATCATCATAGCCAATGCCGCCCAACACATATATCGGCGGTTAGACTGATAAACCTGTTTGTTTGGGATCATATCGTTCATTGCCATTCCCCTGTACGCATCATCTCAGCCAAGTGTTCTGCCCTGTGACCGACTTGTTTTCGCCACATACTGTCAAGCATTTCATCAGCCGCCTTACCATAGTCGCCAGCGTGGATAGCATCCTTAGTGTTGCGGAACTTGTCGAATCTGGGCTGGCCTAGATTAAACATCATGCTGATGATGACGGCCTTGCGTGGCTCGTTTAGATCGTCCCAGAAGGTGTATTTCTTGGCGGCATCAATCACCTGATTGATATCGTTCATCAGCAAAAACTCTGCTTCCTTGGCCGATATACCGCCGCCTAAACGCTCGTCTATCAAGCGTCCATAACCAATGGTCAAATACCCCTCAGAGTCCTTGTAGGCGTGTTCTACAAAGCCCTCATGCTGTTTGATCAAGTCGATCAATTTTTGCGTATGATCCAAGGTCAATCTCCTTCTGCATCAGCTTACTCACTTCAACACCCATGTTATATAGCACGTTCTGCATCTCGTTATCAGAAGCCTTGCCGCGCCCAGTCATAAACACTTCCACCGCATCACCTGTTTGGGGGTGAAAGCTGACAGTGACTGCCAGACCCATTCCTAGCTCTGTGGTGACGCATGGTCGTCTGTTGGGTAAATTCATTTCTCAGTATCCTTATGGTTTCATCCCAGCTTTCTATCTCACGCTCTGCGCTGTTGAAATAGCTCACTGGCATCGTTAGTTTGATTTTGTCCACTGAGGATACAGGCATAAAAAAACACCCTCGCTGTTCAGAAGACACGAGGGCTAGGATATCATAATCCTCGTAGGTCGGAAATCGTTTATTGCCGCCTTTGCCAACTGGGAACTGCAAACTTTTGGTGCTTTGTTTCTGTGTGCCTAATCGCTTTGACCAGCAACACGATCTTACCTGTACCCGATAACACTCTCTGCCCATATTGGCTATAAGATCAAATGCGTCCTGCTGTGCCATAGAGCAAGCCCAGCCGCGCTGTAATATGGCGGCTGAGGCTAAGTGTTCGCCAACCAGACCAGCAGTTGTGTTGCTTAGGTCTGGTACAGCTATAAATAATTCAGGCGGCAAGCTCGTCAAGGCGTTTTTTCACCGTGTTCAAGTCAGAGATCATGTGCATATCAGCACGTTTGTATTTCTTCTCCGCATTGTACACAGTTGTGTGGTCTTTGCCAAACACTCTGCCAATATCCGAATAATTTGCCCTTGTGTATCGTAAAGCCGCTACCATTGCGAGGTGTCTAGCACCAGTCACATTGTGCTGACGGCGGCGGCTCAGGATGTCAATCACAGCAACACCCTTCACCTCACTAACGATGTTAATGATGTCCTTAACCCTCACATAGTTTAGGTCACGGCGGTCATAGGCTGTCAAAGTCAGGGGCTTCCCGAACAGCACTTGAATTGCGGTGTATATTCTTCTGAAAACAGTCATGGTTACAAAATACCTTTCCTTTTGCGTTGGCTAGACCGTCTGTCTTCCAACTAAATTGATTATTACAATAGTGGCAAGTACCGTTGCCACCCCACGGATGCCGCCCACTGCGGTCAATCTTTTTTGCTTTCTTCACGGCGTTCAGCCCTTCTGCGCTCTAGTGCAACGGTTATCAACCGTGAAGCAAGATCAAGTTGTTCGTCAGGTGATTGCCTGTAAATAAACATATCAGCGCAATCATCTTCCGTTATAAGCAAACCAAATTCACGAGGCACAACCAGCTTGACCTTGCGGTTTCTACTGGCTGTGACTTGTGGCTTGCGGCGAAACCTAGAAAGGAACGTCATCATCTAGGGCTACCTGTTGCTGTGCCTGTGGCTGTGGTGTTGCCTCACCATTAGGCTTTGCGTCCTTCAGTGACAGTGCAAGGCTCATGAATGTACTGCCCTTTGCGGATGTCTTATTCCACGCCGACAGCCAATACTCAACGCCGTCAATCTCACAGTTACCTGTCATGTCAGGCTGTTTAGGGTTTTCCTTTTTGTGGTTCACAAACAGAACGCCCCGAAGGTTATTATCATAATCAGCCATTAAGAATCTCCATTTTACGTTGGCTAAATAAGGCTCTTTGATCTGGGGTCAGAGACAAAGAGACACGGTTATAAAGAGCCTTCAGGCTCTCTAAATCAGGTGCTAACCTGATCTCTTGCTCAAGAGGGATAGACACCTTCTTGAAATCCTTTGCTGGTGGCGGTGCAGACGGCGCAGGACTGCTTGCAACAGTCTGCGGTAGGTCTTCACCCTGAAACAGATATGCGCCCAGTCCCAGTGCCGCTATCGCCTTTGCCAAGCAACGCTGAAGCGACTTATTCACCTCAAAGCTGTCTGGGTTCTGTATAGGCTTATTAGCGTGGTTCAGCACAGGCATAATCTCTGTGCATGACGAGTCTAGGCTTGGAACGGATACTGTGACTTGCACATAGCCGTAGCCGTTAGGGTCAAGCATAAACGGTAGGCCGTTAAAGATATGCTTGTGATAAGTGGCATCAGGGTGGTGGTCTTTCAAAATAGACCACGCCCATGCCCAACTTAGATAGGTAAAGCCGTTCTTTTTCTCAGCGTATTTGTTAACGTCAACGGCTGATAGTGTGTTCCATACAGATTTGTTTATAGATTCCATAGTGTCCTCGCTTCATCAATGTATTGGTTATTCCAGTAAAATGGATGGTTAAACTCTGGCTCTACCAGACCAGCAAGCACCTTGGGGTCGGTACTGATTGCCAGTAGGTTTTGCCGGATCAAAGCCCTGCGCCGTAAGTCATACAGGCAGAACTCAAGATACTCAGGCGACAGCTTATCGCAGTTGTCCTGATTAAAGTGCGCTATGTCGGTGTCACTGATATAAACGATGTTAGGCTTTAAGCCTGTTGCCGCATGGTACACTGCAACTTGGCAAAGATGATTATAGTCAGGCTCTTTTGGCATAGCTGGCTTAGACCAGCCACGAGTGCCATCCTTTTTGATCTGACCTTTGCGCGGTGCTTTGGTCTTCATCTCATAGAGATTGCCGTCATGTACCAAGTCAATGTAGCCTGTCAGTGGGATGGACACATCAGGCAATTCCAGATGTATCTTCTGCTCTGCCTCTGCGCTTACCATCTCAGCAAAATGCTCACAGCCAAGTCTAACGGCTGGGTCAATACGCTCACGGAACTCGATGCGCTTTTCTTTGTCCTCGTCAGCCGGATGGAAGTCATATTCTAGCAACGCCTGATCAACAGCCTGATCCATGTCAATATCGCTGATAAGAAAAGCCTGTATCCCATTATGAACGGCAGTACCGTAAGCGGCGTTCTCGCCGACTGTGATGGCTCTGCGCTGTTCCTTG